GTTCGATTCTATCAAGGGGCACCAACTCAATAAGGAATATTATGGCAACCAAACCCGGCCTATATGCAAACATCCACGCTAAACAAGAGCGCATCAAAAATGGCTCAGGCGAACGCATGCGTAAACCTGGCACAGCCGGCGCCCCAACCAAACAAGCATTTGTTGAGTCCGCCAAAACAGCTAAAAAAGCTAGCGGCGGCTCAGTAAAACACGACAAGCCAATTGCCAAAACAACTAAAGGCGAAGGCCGTCATTATTTAAGCACCAAAGAAGGTGCTGGCATGACAGCAGCTGGCCGCAAGGCTTACAACGCCAAAAACGGCAGTCATCTAAAAGCCCCTCAACCAGAAGGTGGCCCTCGTAAAAAATCATTCTGCGCTCGCATGTCTGGTGTACCGGGCCCTATGAAGGACGAGAACGGTAAACCAACACGCAAAGCAGCAGCACTAAAAAGGTGGAAATGTGGTAGCTAAAAAATTTAAATTTACAGATGCGCACGCCAAGATTATTTTAGAACTTGGCAAACAGGGCGCATCGCAAAAAGCTATGTATGCTGCTTTAAATATCAGCAAATCTACAGCAATTAAACTTAAAAAAGAAGATCCTAAGTTTGCAGAAGCTATGGACTTGGCTACAACTTATGGTCAAGCATACTGGGAAAACATGATGTTAGCCAATATTGACAACCGTGGGTTTAATTCCCGCGTTGCCGAAATTGCCCTTCGTGGACAGTATCCAGAGGACTACAAAGACAGTCGTGAAATTAAAGCCGAAATAAAACAAGAAGTTGTGGTCGACTTTAATAAAGAGATAGCTGATCTAATTTCCTCCCTAAAATAAAATATTTCACATTGTGGTACAAAAAGGGCCTTGTCAGGCCCTATTTTTTGCATTAGTATATGTAAGACGAACATTTACTAAAAAGGCTAAAAATGACCGCACACGCGCTGCTCTCAGCATCAGGATCAAAACGCTGGCTAACCTGCACACCATCTGCCAGACTAGAAGCAACCCTCCCCGAACAAAAACGAGCTCCAGGTTCTTTTGACTTTTCACAAGAAGGAACTATGGCTCACGCTTTGGCAGAAGTTAAATTGCGCCATTACTACGGTCAAATAGGAATTGAAGAATATGAAAAAGAATACGAAATCATTAAATCAACATCCTACTATGATGACGATTTCGAGGCTAACGTCGATAATTACGTTTTGTATGTTCGTTCACAAATTGGTGAAGGCGATACTCCGTTGTTTGAACAACGTGTGGATTTCAGTGACTGGGTACCTGATGGATTTGGTACTGCGGACGTCGTTATCCTTTCGAAACACGCAATTAGAGTCATTGATCTTAAATTCGGAAAAGGTATCCCTGTCCACGCCCAAGATAACCCCCAGCTCCGCCTCTACGCGCTCGGCGCGTGGTCTAAATTCAAAGAAGAATGGCCGGACATACGTGAAGTCAGTTACACAATCCACCAACCCAGACTTGACAGCATTAGCACCGACGGCACAAGTATCAGCAAACTTGTCGACTGGGCGAACTACTTCGTCAAACCAAAAGCCAAAAAAGCGTGGTCAGGCACAGGTGAGTTCCTCCCAGGTGACCACTGTCAATTCTGCCGCGCCAAAGCGCAGTGCAGGGCGCGCTCGGACTTTAACTCGGAAATCGCAAAGCTAGAATTTAGACCCGCCCCGTTACTAGATGAAGATGAAATGAGTCTAGTTCTTTCTAGGGCCCAAGATTTACGCACATGGGTTAACGACGTTGAGGATTATGCCTTAGAACAAGCAATTAACAACAGCGTCATTCCCCCGGGTTATAAGCTAGCAACAACTGTAACACACAGAAAAATATCTGATCATGCGTTGGCAGCTACTGTGCTTATTGAAAAAGGCATGGATGAAAAAGTTATTTGGGAACCACCCAAACTTAAGTCTTTGGCATCATTGGAAAAAATAAACAAGCAAGTTATGGCCCATTTAGGTGATTTAGTTATACGTCCAGAAGGTCAACCAAAACTAGTTAAAGTTAAAGAAACAGCAAAGGATGACTTTGAATGAACGCATGGTTAATTGGTTTTATAGGTTGCGTATACACATTTGTGGCAATTCAATTTTTTATAAAAGGTCAAATTGGCATGGGCATATCTTTTTTAGGGTATGCTCTTGGTAACGTAGGCCTAGTTATGGTGACATTACAATTATAAGAAGGACACCAATGTTAGTTAAATACAGCGATTCAGAGTTTGAAGTGCCCGATATTTTAATTGATAAGTTTTACAAAGACTTTGATGGTTTAGTGGGTGGCAGAGAACGAACCGGTGTGCATCAACTAAGAATGCGCATTGAAGAGATTACTGACATGGTTTTTGAAGAACCAGAATTATTAGAAGATATGAGTGTTCATGCCGATTTTATGAACGCTTTGGCGATGCGTCAAGCCCTAGCGGCTCACGGAATTTTGTACGATGCGTAAATATTTCACATCGTGGAAAATAAGTAGTAAGAAGTTTGCATTAGTATGAGTAGGGTACCGATTCAGCTCCTTTAAGTCTGAGTCACTAAAAATGTAAAAAGGTAAAAATTATTATGGCAGTCAAATCAGTAAAGACCAAGTTTGTAACTGGCAAAGTTCGTTTCTCGTTTGTTCACGTATTTGAACCAGCGGAGACATTGAACGGTTCTTTGAAGTACTCTGTATCAATCCTAATCCCCAAGTCTGACAAAGACACAGTAGCACGTTTCAATAAAGCCTTTGAAGAAACCAAGCAAGCTAACGCAGCTTACTTTGGCGGAAGCATTCCTAAAATGCTTAAAGGTGGTCTGCGTGATGGCGATGCGGAAAAAGATGATCCAGTATACGCCGGTCACTATTTCATCAATGCCAACTCTAATGAGAAGCCAGGTATTGTTGATGCTGAATTAAATCCAATTATCGACAAAGACGAGTTCTATAGCGGTTGCTATGGTCGTGCGTCACTTACCCTTTACCCATACGATGCAAGTGGTTCTAAAGGTATTGCAGCAGGTTTAAACAACGTTCAGAAGTTAGAGGACGGTGAGAAGTTTGGCGGTGCAACATCCGCCGCAGCAGATTTCGCAATTTAAGAAGTACCCATGTAGTGGGCGGGGCGACTAGAAACTGGTCGCCCTTTTTGCCCTTTATTAACCCATAACTAGAGAAAAACAATAAATGGATCAGTATCAAGAGTACATTGCCGCCAGTAGATATGCCCGATTTGTAGATGAAAAGAAACGCAGAGAAACATGGGCAGAAACAGTTAACCGTTTTGTAGATTATATTTTTACCCGTACCCCAGCAATTGCCCAAGACGAAGATTTAAAAAATGAATTATTTGATGCTATCCATAACCTAGAACTTATGCCGTCCATGCGTGCCATGATGACGGCAGGAAAGAGTGCCGATCGTGACAATACTTGCGTCTATAACTGCAGCTATCTCCCGGTGGATGACCCCAAAAGTTTTGACGAAGCCATGTTCATTTTGCTTTGCGGAACTGGCGTTGGATTCTCAGTTGAATCAAAGTACATTAACCGTTTGCCCGAAGTGCCAGAAAACTTGTTTGATTATTCCGGAACAATTCAAGTGCACGATTCAAAAGAAGGATGGGCAAAATCATTACGTCTGCTCATCGCCCACCTCTACGCAGGAGAAATCCCAAAGTGGGATACTTCCACAGTTCGCCCCGCCGGAGCCAGACTCAAAACATTTGGTGGAAGAGCTTCAGGGCCGCAACCATTAATTGACTTGTTTGAGTTTGTTGTGGCAACATTTAAAGGCGCGAAAGGTCGCAAACTCAATTCGCTTGAATGCCATGACTTGATGTGCAAAATTGGTGAGGTAGTTGTAGTGGGTGGCGTGCGTCGCTCAGCTATGATATCCTTGTCAGACTTAGATGATGAAAGGATTCGACATGCCAAAGCGGGACCATGGTGGGAAACGGCGCCGCATCGCGCGCTTGCGAACAATTCAGCGGTATACAATGAAACCCCAACAGTGGGAAAATTTATGGAAGAATGGCTTAGTTTGTATAATAGTCATTCCGGTGAGCGTGGCATTTTTAATCGCGAAGCTGCTAAGAAAACTGTTGCCAAGTATGGTCATCGCGATCCTAATTTTGAGTTTGGTACGAATCCTTGCTCCGAAATTATTCTGCGCCCCTATCAGTTTTGTAATCTAACAGAGGCAGTAGTAAGACATGACGACACACTCGAGACTTTATTGCGCAAAGTGCGCCTCGCCACTATCCTTGGTACCATCCAGTCTACCTTCACAAAGTTCCCCTATCTGCGGAAGGTGTGGCAGAGAAATACTGAAGAGGAACGGCTTTTGGGTGTCTCCCTCACTGGAATCTATGATAATCCCTTACTCACAAAACAAGGAGACAAGTTAAATGCTATCCTCAGCGAGCTACGAGAAATGGCTAGAGCAACAAATACAGAGTGGGCTGCTAAACTTGGAGTTCCTACAAGCGCAGCTATCACTTGCGTTAAGCCTTCCGGAACAGTATCACAGCTCGTTGACTCGGCTTCTGGAATCCATCCAAGACACAGTAAATACTATGTCAGACGAGTTAGAGGCGATAAGAAAGACCCTCTAACACAATTTTTAATTGAACAAGGAGTACCCTATGAACCATGTGTTTACAAACCTGATCAAACGATTGTTTTCTCCTTTCCTCAAAAAGCTCCTGCCGGTATTACCCGTGCCGACGTCACGCCGCAGAGCCACCTTGCGCTCTGGCTCACATACCAAAGATATTGGTGTGAGCACAAGCCCAGCGTCACCATCTCAGTCGAAGAAAAAGACTGGCCAAGCGTCGGAGCGTGGACGTGGGAAAACTTCGACGAAATCTCTGGTGTTTCCTATCTTCCCTATGACGGAGGAACGTATCGCCAAGCCCCGTACGAAGAGTGCACCAAAGAACAGTACGAAGAGCTCAAAGCCAAGCAACCCAAAATCGACTGGGAAGCGTTTATCGAAAACACAGACAACGTCGAAGGCGCGCAGCAATTAGCTTGTACAGCGGGCGCTTGCGAAATATGAACTTTACACAAGATTGGTTTTCATACAATCTGCCACACCTATCACAGCTAATACAGATATTGCCAGCACGGCAGTCTATCCTTGAGGTAGGCTGCTTTGAAGGCAAAGCAACGTGTTGGTTTCTTGAGAATGTACTTGATGCTGATGGTACGATGGTCTGCGTAGACCCTTTTACTGGCAGCATGGAACACAGCGAGATGGATCTGTCTGGGCTTTATAAAACATTTATTGATAATGTTAATGAAGTTAAAAAGCCAAGCCAAAACCTGCGCGTGTTTGATACTTATTCTTATCAAGCCTTAGCCAAGCTAATCATTGAAGAGGCGCAGTTTGATTTGATTTATATCGATGGCAGCCACATGGCTGACGATGTGTTTGTTGATGCCGCAATGGCTTGGGGCCTGCTCAAGCCAAAAGGTATCTTTTTGTTTGACGATTACGCATGGTCGCCAGAGGGTTTTAATGATTACCAAAAACCCAAGATTGCAATTGACGCATTTGTAAAAGTGTTTGGTGATCAGCTAGAGATTAAACACATTGGGCATCAATTAGCCGTACAAAAGATTTAACAATTTTCACATGGTGGTGAGTTGGGGGCGGCTTGTACAGCGCCCCTTTTTTATGTATAATGGATTGATACAGATTTGTCTGGACGCCTTAGGAGCACTATGATTTATTCGATTGACTTTGAGACCCGCAGCTGTGCCAACCTACCCGATGTAGGACTGGACATCTACGCCAACGACGATACAACAGAGGTGTTGTGTATTGCGTTCGGCACCCAACCAGATAACGTGGAAGTACAAACTCCTATTGTTATCGATCAATTACCCACCCAATTAAACATTCTTTTAGGCCACGTTGCCAACGGTGGCAAAATCCAAGCATGGAACGCCATGTTCGAGTACGCCATCTGGAACTGCGTCTGTGTGCCGAAGTACGGCTGGCCAGAACTAAAGCTCGAGCAGTGTATTGACTCCATGGCCATAGCAGCGGCCAACAACGTGCCACAGAGTTTGGATGACGCTGGTGCCTTTATGGATAGCACCCATAAAAAAGACGCCATCGGCGCCCGTTTGATTCAGAAGTTATGTAAACCCAATAGGAAGGGAGAATTTGAAAATGACCCAGAACTACTCCAACAGTTATTTGACTACTGTGCCCAAGACGTTAGAACAGAGATGGCGATTGTCAAACTACTACGTCCCCTCACTGCTGACGAACAGCGTGTCTGGGAGCTTACGCAACGGATTAA